AAAGAGAAGCATAACAAGTATTTTATCATAGATACTTCCGAACTTCTGAAAGCTGATATTCTGACACGCTATCAGGCGTATCAGATAGGTCTTGCGGCGAACTTCTTACAGCCGGACGAAATACGTTTCAAGGAAAACCTTGCGCCGCTCGGACTTGACTTTATCAAGCTTGGCCTTAACGATGTGCTTTATGACCCTAAGACCAGGCAGATATACACGCCGAATACCGACAGTCACGCTAAAATTGATGATGCGGGCTTGCAAAACTGCGGTGAGGGTGATATAATAGCAGAAAAGAGAGAAAACCCTTATCACGCCAAAGACGGTAAGTTTACGAATGCGCCGGGCGGGAAAATTAAATCCGTTACGGTCAGCGATGACGGCATAGTGACTACGGTTTATGAAGCACAGGCTAAAACAAAGTATGCACCATCGCCACAGAAAAATCACAGCGGTATACAGGTAAAGCCAAAGACTTATACAAAGCTGCGCGGAGAGTTTAATACCATTTATCCGGGTAGCAAAAAAGGAGAAAGTGGATATATAAGTAAAGGCAAGTATCGTTATAAAGTAGAATCAGACGGAGAGGGCGGCATAATTATACGAAAGAAATGGAGGCAGAATTAGTTATGAAAAAAGAAGAACTGTACGGAAAATATCAATCAGAATATCAAAAACGTATTATAGAACGTTTTGCGGATACAATTCCTGAATATATATACCCGCCAAACGATGACGTTTCACGTAAAAATTATGATGTATATATGAGTTTTATCTGCCTTCTTGAAGCCCCAGAGCAATATCAGACGGCAGATAAAGTCATAGATTATTTAGAAAAAAATCCGAAAGCAACAGTCGAAGATACGTGCAAGTATTTTGACGAGATAACACCGGACGGTTTACCGCCCTGCGCTTCTGAATGGGAAGATGACGAGGACGAAGAATAAAATTGAATATGACGACCGCTCTTTAAGGGCGGTTTTCTTATACCTGTGTGCAATTGATTGCACAAAACTTAATAATTTTACCACTCCACGAGGGCGGTATTTTTATACCTGAAATATGAAAGTGAGGTTTTTAAACATGAACAAAATTAAGAAAGTTATTATTGCCGCAGTCAGTGTTTTACTGTCAGCGGTTCTTCTGTGTGGTTGTACCGAAGCGAGTAGAGTAACATACAATGTGCAGAAAGAAGCTGATAATTTCAATGTCACAAGGCGGCTGTCGGTTATAAACGCAAGAAGCGATAAACCTGTACTTGAAATTATCGGCAACTTTTCTCTTTCAAACAACAGCAAGAATGAGCTGGTTGTAACAATAGAAACAGCTCCAAATGTGTATAAAGTTGATTATGTGTATCTTAACGACTGGACAATGTACACTGTAGAAGATGTAAGTGGAGCATACGTTGACAAATATCATTACGAGATCAATTTCTTGCCTGAAATGATTGTGCCGATTACATTCACAAGCAAAGACTGATAATTTTACCACTCTGCAAAGAGCGGTATTTTTATACCCACAACACAGAAAGGAGTGATAAAAATGAAAATCGAAATCCGTTCCGCTGATCTTATGCACATCAGCGGATATGTAAACGCTGTCGAGCGTGACAGCAAGCAGCTTCCTGCATCAATGGCACCGGGTATGACAACACCGTTTGTTGAACGTATCGTAAGCGGTACGTTTGCGAAAAGCCTTAAAGATCATCCAAAGGTCGAGTTGAGGTTCAACCACAGCAAGGTGCTTGACACTACAGACGGAACGCTTAAACTGCGTGAGGACAGCATAGGACTTCACGCAGAAGCCGACATCACCGACAGAGAGGTAATCGCAGAAGCGAGAGCAGGGCACCTGACAGGGTGGAGCTTCGGCTTTTCGGGAGCACAGGCGCACCTTGAGCCGTGTGACGAGGGAGTTCAGCGCAGAATGATTACGGGATTGACACTGCACGAGGTATCAATTCTCAACCGCAACCCCGCTTACATCGCAACGTCAATAGAAACGAGAGGCGAGAAAACGACCGTGACGGAACAGCGCAGTGCCGGAAACGATACGGTCGAGGTAACAGGTGAAATCCGGGAGTTTATCCCCGATTACAACAAGGAAATAGAAATCTTACAGCTTATGTCGGATTACTCCGACGGAAAGGAAACAGTATGAATTTAAAAGCACTCATCGAAAAGAGAAATGCTCTTATCGCCTATATGAAGTCACTCTGCGATAAGGCTACAGCAGAAACAAGAGCGATGACAACAGAGGAGCAGACAGACTATGACGCTAAGAAGTCGGAAGTCGAAGCGCTGAACAAGACGATCCGCTCAATCGAGGAGCAGAACGCTCTTAATCTGAACTCCGCAAAGGCTGACGGCACAGCAACCGACAAGGAGCAGGCGGAAACAAGAGCCTTTGAAAATTATCTGCGTACAGGTCAGATAGTCGAAACAAGAGAAGATGTCAATCTGACAAAGGGCGATAACGGCGCAGTTATCCCTGCGACTATCGCCAACAAGATAATCCGTAAGGTTATCGACATCTGCCCTATCTATCAGATGGCAACAAGATACACGCTCGGTGGCACTCTCTCGATTCCCTATTATGACGAAGAAACGCAGGCTATCTCAATGGCGTATGCCACAGAGTTTACGGACCTTGCAAGCACATCGGGCAAGTTCCTCAGCATCGAGCTCAAGGGCTATCTTGCAGGCGCACTCTCAAAGGTTTCAAGAAGCCTTATCAACAACTCGCAGTTTGACATCGTTTCATACGTTATAAACGAGGTTTCGATTGCGGCAGCAAAGTGGATCGAAAACCAGCTTATCAACGGCACAGCAAGCAAGATAGACGGTCTTGCCGCAGGCGTTACACAGGTGGTAACGACCGCATCGGCGACAGCTATCACAGCAGATGAGCTTATCGATCTGCAGGAAACGATCCCCGACGTATATCAGGATAACGCCTGCTGGATTATGAATAAGGCTACAAGAACCGCTATAAGAAAGCTCAAGGACAACGAGGGCAGATATATCCTTAATCCCGATGCAACGGCAAAGTGGGGCTATACACTGTTTGGCAAGCCCGTATACACAACAGACAGCGTATCGGCTATTGCTTCCGAAAAGACAGCTATCTACTACGGCGATATGAGCGGTCTTGCCGTTAAGACCTCCGAAGATGTGTCTATCCAGGTACTTAACGAAAAGTACGCAACACAGCACGCTGTCGGCGTTATCGCATGGGTGGAGATTGACGCAAAGGTCGAGAACGCTCAGAAGATAGCCGCCCTTAAGATGAAGAAAGCAGGAGGCTAATAACCTATGACAGTAAAGGCAACGACCAACTTTTCAGGCACCGTCAGTATGGCAAAGGGCGAGGAGCGTGAGCTCCCTGCCGGTCCTGTGCTGAACGACCTGCTCTCCTGCGGGTACATAGTGCCTGTAGACAAGGAGGAAAAAAGTGAAGCTAAGCGAGGTAACAAGCGCAAAGATTAAAGCATTCTGCGGTGTCAGCGATGACGAGGACGGAATGCTTGAAATCTGTGCCGGAGCGGCGAAATCCTATATCAAGAGCTATACGGGGCTTGACGATACTCAGATAAACGAATACGAGGACATCACGGTGGCTTACTTAGTGCTTATAAACGATATGTATTCCTCTCGTGACTTCTCGTCCGACAGAGCGTCACAGAACCCCGTGACCGCTCAGATACTCGCCCTGCACAGCATAAATCTGCTGAACGGAGTGAATGAGAATGACATTTAACAGAAAAATCACGCTCATATCCTCCGAGCAGAAAAACGGCTCGCAGGGCAAAGCGGACAGGGCGGTAAAGACCGTATACGCAAAGGTTTCCGAGCCTGGCGTAACGGCAAAATATGCCGCCGAAACAGCAGGGTACAAGTCGGAACTTACGGTGTATATGTGGAGACGTGAATACAGCGGTCAGTCTGTCGTACAGATTGACGGCAAGCGGTATCACGTCGAAACAACCGGAGCGGCCGACAGCGACCTGCATATAAAGCTGATACTGGCGAGAGGAGGCTGACAATGATAACAGAAAAGATTGATTCGGCACTCTCGGCGGTATTTGAGCATTTTTACAGCTATATGCCTGAGTTTGAGGACGGCGAAGAGCCGGAAAAGTATGCGGTGTACAATTTATCGTACAGGGATACGTTCTACAGCTCCGGCAGGGCAAATATACGGCAGTATGCGTTGTCTGTGAGCGTTTTCTCTCCACAAGCAGACATTGAGCTGTATGACAAAACGCAGACGGCGATAGAGAATGCAGGCGGTGTATTTACCGGCACTACCGATCTGTCGCAGTTTAATGTTTATCCCAACAGAAAAATTTTAGTCATGGAGTTTACGCTCTATGAGGAAAGGACATAACTATGGCAAAAGTAATACAGGGTACAGATCGTAAGTCGGCTGTGTGCACTAAGCGTTTTGCGTATGCACCGCTGACAACGGATAACGCCGATACGCTGGTATACGGTGACGTGACCGAGATCAAGGACATACTCATCACAACAAAGTACACGCCTAAAATGAACAGCGCATCGCAGTATGCGAGCGGCGTTGAGGTTGATAGCTATGTAGCTAAAGCAGGCGGTACGCTTGACGTAACAATTGTGAACACAAACTCCGCTGACGAGGTGGCACTTTTCGGTGCAAAGGTAAATACGTCAACAGGCGTGCTTGAAAGCGGCAAGGACGATGTTGTACCCGATGTAATGTGCATCTACAGCACTATGACATCAGACGGCAAGATAAACCTGTATAAGTTCCCCAAGTGCAAGTTCGCTTCGCAGGGCGAGAACGTACAGACGACTGATGAGAACGGCGTAACATTCAACAGCCTTGCACTGCAGGCAAACTACAAGGCGCTTATCAACACGGGTGTTGATAAGTACTGCGTAAAGGGTCTTGATCCCGTTACAGACAAGGCGAGCATTGACGCATGGTTTGCGACCGCTTCGGGCGTTATTGTAGCTGAAGTGTAAAAAAGTACAGATATGACGGGGCGGGAAACTGCCCCGAAAATTATCTATAAAGGAGATTCGATGTGTTCACAGAACTTTTAAACAAGAAAATTTACATCACAGATACTTTATATCTGCGATATGACATAAAAGCGTTTATTGAAGCGGAAGAAAAGGGCATCAGCCCGTTTGAACTGACATTTCCTCTGCCGCTTGACTACATCAGAGCTGGGCTCAGATGTTGCTTTGATGAACTGGGAGCCGACCATGTAAAGCGCTCCGAGATAGTGGCATATATGATAAAGGAATTGTCGCAGGAATACCTGCAGGACAGGGTGCTTGCCGCTACGACCGCCGCACTTCCTGCGCCGATAGTGGGAAGTAAGCCGACAGAAGAAAAGCCCGACTTCAAGAAGCTTCGCAGTCTGTTTATAGATATTATGGGACGGACGGAGGAAGAATTTACGTATTCCACGCTGTACGAAATAACGGACAGATGGAACGACTACGCAACGTTTATGGGGTACAAAGCCCCGACAGAGAGGTTTGTGCAGTATGACGATTAAAGACAGCCGTGCGTACAAATATGCCGTGTGGGCATCGCAGGACACCTTCGGTAAGGTCGGAAGATACGTCAGAAAACAGTGCGCCGAATGGCTTAAAGCTGTCGATGACGGTTATGTAGATACTCAGGAATGGAACAAGATAACCGCACTGCTCAAAGCCATACAGCACCCGGACTTAGGCCGTGATATGTACTCATCGCTTGAAGATTACAGCCTGCTTTTTATCTATGCGGTGCTTTGCACGAAAACAGACGGAAAGCTGTATTACAGCACGGGATTGCTCGAAATCGCCCGAAAGAACTACAAGACGTTCACAGCGGCGGTAATATTCATCATCGGTATGCTGACATTGCCCCGATTTTCCCGTCTGTTCTCTGTAGCTCCCGACTTAAAGCTGTCGAGCGAGCTGAAAGTAGCTATCAAGAAAATCATAAAATCCTCTCCGCTGCTTGAAAAGCATTTCAAGGTTATGCGGTCCGAGATCAGATGCTTGATGTGTGATACGGAGTACACTCCGCTTGCGTACAGTAAGGATAAGCTGGACGGTAAGCTGGCGCATCTGTTCCTTGCAGATGAAGTCGGGGCTATGGACGGCTATCCGGTTGAAGCAATGCGTTCTTCGCAGATTACGCTTAAGAGCAAGCTCGGAATACTGATATCGACACAGTACCCAAATGATGATAACGGCTTGAAAGACGAAATCGACATAGCCAAGAAACAGCTTGACGGGGTGTACAGCTCCGGCAAGAAATATTTTGCACTGCTGTATGAGCCGGATATTGAGCTTGTACCCGACTGGAAGACGAACGACAGTGTGCTGTATCAGTCGAACCCTGTAGCTGTTGATAATGCAGATCTGTTCTCGGAACTGAAAGACAACCGCCAGCTTGCTGTGCTGTATGAAAACAAGCGTGAGAACTTCTTATGCAAGCACTGCAATATTCAGTACAAGGGTGTCGGTAGTGAGGGCTATGTTGACCTTTTATCCGTGCAAAACTGCTCGCAGGATGTGCCGGACGAGTTCTGGCAGGGTAAGATAGTCTATCTCGGACTTGACCTCTCACAGACAGAGGATAACACAGCGCTCGCTATGATATGCTATCACGAGGGCAAGATATATGTTAAAGTGGTAGCATTTGTTCCTGCCGAAAAGGTTGAGGAAAAATCGGTAAAGGAGCACGTCAATTACAAGACACATATTGCAAACGGTGATTGCTTTGCGTGCGGCGATTACATCATAGATTACGGCTTTGTCGAGAATTACATACTGACGCTGAAAGAAAAGTACGGCGTTATAATAGCTCAGCTCGGCTTCGACCGTTGGAATGCGCTCTCCACAGTGCAGAAGCTTGAAAGCGCAGATGATCCGATAGAGTGTGTAGAGATACGACAGCATTCAAGCGTGCTTCACGCTCCGACAAAGTGGCTCAAAGAACAGATACTCACAGGAAATGTCGTTTTCGCAAAGAATGAACTGCTTGAAATAAATTTCAGCAACGCAAGATGTACAGAGGACACAAATCTGAACAAGTACGTCAATAAAAAGCGCTCTGCCGGCAAGGTCGATATGGTGGTGTCGCTGATAAATGCGGTGTATCTGCTTCAGCAGGAGATACTTAACGGGGATTGCGGTGTGTTTGTGCAGTATTAGGAGGGTATTATGGAAAGAATAAAGGAAGATTTTATGATAGCAGTGGCTATAGTCATAGGAATGCTGATAAAATGACACTGATACAAGGATATTTCGGTATAATCGAATTATGCCACAGCGACAGGTACGACCTGTTTCTCACCGATATGGAGCTGAGGTGTCTTGAAGAAATCGAGATACTGCTCAGATATAACCATAACCACGACCCCCACACGGGTAGGTTTACGAGTGGGGATAGCGTTAATACTGTTGACAAAAGCGAAAAATCTGATATAATAAAAACAGGAAGTGATGATGTGGCTGAGATAATAGAACTTGGCAAATTCGATACTCAGCCATTAGAAATTGAATTTGGCAAGCTTAAAACTGATGAACTGATTGTTACAAATGAACGGATAGAACATATTAAATCCAGACACCCCGAGGATTTTAACTTGTTTGAAAAGTATAGCTTGTCGGTTATTGCCGAACCTGACTTTATAATAAAAGACGAGAAAAATGTTAATACCGTTTTCATGGTAAAAAAACTTGAAAATACTAACCTCAATTTGGTAGTAAAGATTATTCTCGAAACTGATGAGAAAGATTTGAAAAATTCGGTTATGACATTTTATCGTATACGAGAAAGAAACCTGAAAAAACTTGTTGATAGGAATAAAACTCTTTACAAAAGCGAATAAAAGTGATATAATATAAGTAAGATAAGAACAGCATTTTGAAGTAGAGAATGTGCTGCTACACACCCTTGTGGTCAAAAGAAATGTGGGAAAGGGCACACCCACCAAAATGCCATTGCTTTGAAAGCCGTTTTGAGAAATCGGAACGGCTTTCTTCTATGAAAATAACCGCCCACAGCAGTGAGCAACCACAATAAAATATAGATCAAGCACATCTGAGAGGGTGTGCTTTTCTTATGCAAAAAAAAATTTTAAAAACCTCTTGACTTTTGCGTACGCAAATGTTATAATAATGACAGTGGAAATAGAAAGCCACAAATAACGGGGCAAGCCGAGAAAGGAGAAACAAATGGACGAAATGAACGATACCGTAAGACTTGTGATTAAAGCAATAATCCAGATAATCAAAGACAGCAAAGACAAAGACGAAGCACTTAAAAAAATAGAAGCCCTGCTCAAGTAAAGCAGGACTTCTACCAAAACCTATAAGCTCGGCGGACTTGCCGCCGCCTTGCTTATATTATTATATCACGGCTTGCTCCTTTCTGTCAAGAAAGGGTGTGGTTAAAATAAGCGAAAACGGCAAGAAAAAAATGGGTAGACCGATTAAAAGCGAAGAACCCAGAAATGTCAGTTTGCATTTACGAATATCGCAAGGTGAAGCAGAACGCATAACAAGATGTTCAGAGCGTTTAGGTCTTAATCGTACGGAAACTATAATGCAAGGCATAGAATTACTTGAGAAGAAAAAATAAAAAAGCGAGTTTGTTGTCTCCGCTAAAAGTTCAAACAAACTCGCCCACCAGACAGATTGCTCTATCTGAAATCTATTATACTCGGATAGAGCCTTTCTGTCAAGTCAGAAAGGATATGTTATGAATAACAAAGTAGTCACTAAAACGAGTACAGAGTTTGGTTCTGTAAGATGTGTTGAAGAAAAAGGTTCAGTTGTGTACTGTGCGTCTGATGTTGCGAAAGCTTTAGGATATGTTAATCCCCGAAAGGCTGTAGCTGATCATTGCAAGGGTGTAACGAAACGTGACACCCTTACGAAAGGCGGTATACAATCGCTCAGTTTCATTCCCGAAGCTGACGTTTACCGTCTTATCTGCCACAGTAAATTGCCGTCTGCTATGGCATTTGAAAAGTGGGTGTTTGAGGACGTTGTACCGAAAGCTGTACACGGAAATGTTAAACAGTCTGACACAGAGCAGTTGACGCTCGAAACAGCAGAGTATCACTATTACGACAAGACATACAGGGGAGAGCCGGTGCTGACATCTGCGGATATGAGCCATTTCACGCATAAAGAACGTTATGTGATAAACAGCTGTATACATCAGACGATAAAAGACAAGGACTACTTTCTTTTAAAAGACGGTGAACTCAGAGCATTTAAAACAGAGAATCCGAGCGTTCCCAAAATGTCGGCGCAGCTTTTTATTGTTACTAAAAGCGGTTTTACTAAGATAATAAAAATGCTTGGTGAACATATAGCGTTGCCCGGTTGCTTTGAGATAGTGCCGCTAAAGCCGAAAAATCCGTTCCCGGAGTATCGTGAGAAAAAAGCACTTACCACTTGTGATATTGATGAATTGTTCGATAAGTACAGCATCAATATGACGGGCGATGATGTTATTCCACGCAAAACTATGATTGAACTTTTTGGGAAAAACATAATCAGTGCGGTTGATGCATACAAAGAGAATAACTCGTGCAAATTTGTTTATTTTGACAGCATAGAGAGCAAATCTTATGATTTTTGCTGGAACTTGATAGGCTACACTCGTAAAGGAGTTACCCTTGCGGTTACTATACATAATGCGTTGACATTAGGCAGATGTTGGGCAAGCGCAAAATCGTCCGAAGGCGATGATAAAGTAGAATGCTTATAAACGTGCAGGAAATTGCCCAAAACTGAATAAATTATCCACTCTGAAAAGGGTGGATTTTTTATACCAAAAACATCGAAAGGAGCAATAAAATGTCCGATGATTTATTCACTCTTGACTTGTCCGGAATGGACCTTAAAGATCTAATTCAAGCAGTAAACGAAATGGACAGCAAGCTGAACAACAAAATCATCCCCGAAATTCTTGAAGAAGTCGGCGATGAACTGATAGACGAAGAACGGCGAATGCTGCAGGGCAGGTCAAATAAAGACGGCTCTCCGACAAAGCTCAGCGGTCTGTTGTCAAAGCAGATAACGAAAACAGGCAAGCTGTACAAGGTAAAAGCCGGGTATGACACAGCTACAATTAAAGCACATCCTGAAAGCGTAATTATCGAGTTTGGAAGGCCGGGCAAGAAAAGCCGCAAGAAAGGCGGCAGGGATAAGCTCGGCAGAAAAATAGGCGCTGTGCAGGCATACTCGCACATCAGAGCGGCACTTATATCAAAGAAGAAAGCAATCACGGAGCTTGCGGAAAACCGCTTTCGTGACGAAATAGAAGAACTGTGGGAAAAGGGAGGTAAAAAATAATGGCACAGGAACTTACTGCGAATTTTGGGGCAAACAGTACGAAATTTTCTAAGGGCGTACAGGAAATAAAAGCACAGATAACCGAACTTAACAAAGCCCTTGAACTCAACAAGCAAACCATTGCAGACACAAATAAAAAAGCTAAGGAATACGAAAAAGAACTCGATCAGCTGAAAACAGCTGAAAAAGAAAGCGGCACAGCCACAAAAGAACAGAAAGCCCGAATGTCAGAACTTGAAAAGGAGATTGACAAGGCTCGAACCAGAGCTGCACAGCTTAAAGCAGAGCAGGTTGACTTGAAAACCGAACTTAAAGAAACTACAAGCGAGCTGAAAAAACAGAAGTCAGGCGTTTCCGGCGTTTCCGATGAGATGAAAAAGATGAAAACGCTGATAACCGGCTTTATTGCGGCTTACGGCGGTAAAAAACTGTGGGATCTGCTGATAGGCTCTAACGCCGAAATGGAGCAGCACACGACATCTCTTGAGGTTATGCTCGGTTCTGCGTCAAAAGCGTCGGCAATGATAGAGAAAATGCGGGACTTTGCCGCAAAGACACCGCTTACGCTTGAAAACGTAATCTCCGGTGGTTCGCTTCTGATGAGCTATGGCGCGGACGAAGATAATCTGCTTGACACTATGACAAAGCTCGGAGATCTTGCAAGCGGTAACGCCGAAAAAATGGACAGAATAACGCTTGCATACGGTCAGATGCTTGCAAAGGGCAAGGTCACAGGCGAAGAACTTATGCAGATGGCGGAGGCAGGAGTACCGCTTCAGACAGCACTTGCCGAAAGCATAGGCGTGACCGGTGAAGAGTTCTCAAAAATGGTATCAAAGGGCGAGGTCGGCATAGACGCACTGAACAAGGCTATAACCGAGCTGACAACAGGCAACGGCAAGTTTGCAGGCATGATGGAAAAGCAGTCCCAGACTATGCTGGGTATGCTGAGTACTATGCAGGACAACATATCAGAGTTCTTCCGCAAAATGGGCGAAGGCGCTTTTGGAGAAGTAAAATCGGCATTGCAGGAAGCGTCCGATCTCTTAGCTGAATGGGAGGAGGACGGAACACTTGACAAATGGGCGCAGGGAGTAGGCGTTATGCTGAAAAACCTAATCACTTTCCTGAAGCAGGCTATCTCTGTAGGGCTTGACTTTAAGGAAGCGATAATAGCAGGAGCTGTGGCTCTCGGTACATTTAAAATCGCCATTGGAATAGGTAATGTCATAAGTGCGGCGGTAGCATCAATACAGCACTTCACGACTGCCACAAAGGCGGCAACAGCGGCACAGGCAACATTTAACGCTGTCGGTGCGGCTAATCCATATGTGTTTATCGCATCGGTTGTGTTGACAGCGATTGCAGGAATAGCGACATTCATTGCCACAACAAACAACGCTACACAATCTGTTGAGGAACTTACGCAGGCGGCTTCCGAATTGTCTGACGAAGCGCAGAAATCCGCTGATAATACTAAAACGCTTGAAGAAGTGATGGCAAAATACGGAGAAGTTGCTAACAGTACTAAGTCTGCCGCCGAGAAAACACAGACGCTGAAAGACCTGCAGGAGCAGCTTAACAGCGCCTACGGCAATACTAAGGATGCTATAGATCTTGTGAACGGCAGTTATGAAGAAAATATAAAGAAACTGCAGGCGGCAACGGAGGCAGAGCGTGAGAACGCAAGAATCAATGCACAGGCGGCTGTAAATAAAAATAATCAGGCGCAGAGAGCAATGCAAACTGATGTTTATTTTACAGACGAATCCATTTTGAACGATATAGAAAGTGGCGCTATAGATAATCCGAATATTAAAGTGGGAAACGTATCTGTCGGGGAGGGTGAACTCACAAAAATACGTACTGTAGAATTCGGTGGCGAAACTTTTGCAGAAAAGGCTCAGGCATACTTAGATTACATACACTACCTTGAATCGGTAGGGCAGAAAGAATCTGATGCGTTCACACGAGCATCGGAAATGTATAAAAAATACAATAACCTTGCCGTTCAAGCCGCCGAAGATGAAGCTTTCCTCGCCGCCGCAACAGAAGCCACAACAAAGAAAACCAAAGAAAACACCGATACCAAAAACAATAACATAAAAACCACCGAAGAACTCACCGACAGCACATCGACACTTATTAAGAATCTTAACGAGCTGGCTTCCGCCTACGCAGAGCAGGGGAAGAACGGAAATATATCTTATGACACTATGCTGAAGCTGATAGACGCAGGGTATACGCAGTGCATAAGCCTGGACAACGAAACAGGCAAAATAAAGCTGAACACAGAAGCGTACAAGGAGCTTGCAAAGGCAAAGCTTGCTTCGCAAATAGCGGAGTATGATGCTAAGATTGCCGAATCAGACGATTATCAGAAAAAGTACGATGAAGCCTTTAAGGCAAATGATGCCGCAGGTATGGCGAAATACTCAAAGCTGCTTATCTCTGCCGAAATAGAGGGCGATACCGATAAGCTCAAGCGTGATGCACTGAAGGCAATGTATGACAACTTCGATACCTATATGGAAGCAGGGAGTTTCAGCGGTTCGGGCAGTTCTTCATCGTCAAGCAGTTCCGATAACGAGTTTAAGAAAGCTTCGGAGGCATACAAGACCGAAGCAGACAAGAAAATAGCTCTCATAAAGCGTGAACTTGAAGCAAAGAAAGAGCTTCGTGACGCTACGATAAAAGCGATTGACGATGAAATCGAAGCCCGCAAGCGTCTGAACGAGGACAATGACCTTGAAAAGCAGATAAACGAAGTTAAAGCGCAGCTGAAATACGGTCAGCTTGACGAGTTCTCCCGTGAACAGATGGAGAAAAAGTTACAGGGACTGTACGACGATAAAGCGGAAAAAGAGTGGCAGAGAAACGCACAGGCTCGTAAGGACGCCGCAAACGCAAAGTATGAAAGCGAGCAGAAAAGCTACAACAATCAGATCAGCGCAATTAACGAAAGCTTGAAAACCGTACAGCAGATAATGTCGGCTATGGCTGACGGCTCAAAAACCGTTGAAAGCATAGTAAATAACGATAACACACGAAATAACACGGCGAATGTTAACCTTATCGGTACGGCTCTGACAATGGCTCAGATAACAAAAGCGGTCAAAGACGCACTGATGGACGATATTGTAATCAGATAAGGAGAAAAGTATGGAGAAAATCACATTTTTAACCGTTCTCGGTACGGCGGTAACGATAGATGATGTCAACACATCATCCGATGCAGACGGATACATACCGCTTCACCTGCTTAGCTTTGAGGGAAATGCACTCGGATATAAGCACGACAGCTCCGAGCGTGTAGGCTTTGACGGTGCGGGATTTTACGGTGCAAAAGCAAATATCCGTACAATTACCGCAGAAATCGCTCTGCTTCCTCGCAACGGAAAGCCGGCTACGATGTATGAGCTTCGCAGAACGCTCCTGCGGTACTTTCCTGCAGGAGTAGAAGGCACGTTGAAATACACGAACAGCGCCGGCAAAACGTATCAGATTGAGGGCGTTGTCAGTGAGCTTCCTGCGGTAGAACGGCAGGTAGGAGTGCTGTGTACAGCGAAAATATCTATACTGTCGTATGTGCCGTTCTGGCGTGTGAAAGCAACAGACGTTGATGTGTCAGCCGCCGCAGGAAAAACGCAGGATATCAGCTTCACTGCCGGCACAGAAGAAAAGATACCTGCTATGCTTTACATATCGGCACCTGTCAGCATGGCAGGCACAGACACGCATTCAGCTATAGTTACGCTTAGCGGTCAGGATAAAGCGATACCGTACAGCTATATGAGTATTACCGGAAAAGAGCCACAGCGGGGTAGCAAAACGATAACCGGAGAACTTCAACTGACAAAATATCTGAGTGCAAGCGAAACAGTAAATATCGACTGGGGACTTCTCGGCAAGGTGTATATACCGCCTGTACAGCGCTCTTTTATCGATCTGATAAAGTCAACGTCTCAGTATGTATATCCCGGCACTAACACTTTATCGGTGAAGAATAATGCAACAGCGGGTACGATAAAAGCAAAGCTTGTGCGTTTTGATTATGTAAGGAGTATCTGATGGTAGTTAGAGTATACAATTTTTTATCGGCTGAGAAGCCGAAATTCTCGCAGAATCTTGTCGGCATCGTATCCGATGTTGAAAGCTTCAAGTACACTCGCAGAGCATATGACATCGGCAGTTTCGAGATGACAATACCTACACATGCCGATGAAGCCGGATGTATACAACCGGACCGTATGCTGATAGTCGGGGAAAAGCTCGGTCAGACGTACATAGCAAGCGACCCGACAAAGCGTATAGTAAAAGGAACGTTTCTTTACGTTACGGACATTGAGAAGAAGGACGATAAGATAACCGTCACAGGATATGATCTGAAGTATCTGTTTGCGCTTCGTGTCACGCTTTTTCCAAAAGAAGAACAGGACAAGGGAACATACGGCTATTACGTCACAAGTGGCACGACCTTTTCATGTATCTCAGACATTGTCAACTACAATATCGTAAACGCTACAGACAGCGACAGACAGATATACGGTATGTTTAGTATAACGATGCCTGTAAATCAGACCAGTGCAGATCCGCCGCTTACGGGAATACAGGATGATCGCTACATGACACGTCTTGAGCCTGTTAGTACGGCAATTTTTAATCTGCTGAAAAACTGCAAGACGCATTTTTACGATATGCGGCTGATCATAGATGACAATGCGGAGGACGGCGACAACTACAATCCGCACATGGAATCAAGCGAGGACAAGCCGACTATCATCATAGACGAGAGCAGGTATAACATAAAAAGTTATACACGCAAGGACGGAACATCGGCATACAAAAACGCTATATATGCCGTAGTCGGTAGCGGCGATAATGTAACGGTAAAGTGCGTGAAACGTCCCAATGATACCGCAAGCGGAGTAAAGCGCAAAGAAGTTGTGCTTGATGTCGATACCGACAGTGTAGCTGAGATAGACAGATACGCACTTAAAGCGGCGGAAGAAAATGTGGTATCTGATGACTTTGAGATAGAACCGCTGTTTATGGATGATGAAGCCGAGCCTGAGCTTGCGCAGAAGGTATCTATTCGTATTGACGGAGTGGAGTACGAAACGGTCATAACCGAGATCACGGACGAATACGCAACCGGCAAGCACACACAAAGCTATGTCTGCGGTGACAAAAAGCTGAAGGTGCTTAATGTACTGAACAAGGCAACGGCAGGAAATACGCAAAAAATCATAAACAACAAAATTACTACCGGTAATGCCGGCGGTGTCGGAAAGTTTACTAATACCGACAAAACCAGTGAAATTTTCAACGATTACAATCGTAATACGGCATATGGCAAATACTCGCACGTTGAAGGATATAAAAACAGAATGGATAGCGAAGGCGCTAGTCGTAGCTGGGCGACACACATTGAAGGTGAAGAAAACACAGAAGCAAGCCGAACATCGTGCCCATCAGATAAAAAAGCATCAAACAATCACATTGAAGGCAAATTGAACAGTTCCTACGGTCGCTTCAATCATATCGAAGGGGGGGGCTGCACTGCAGAATATGATACGCAAATTTGTCATGTGGAAGGAAGCGGCAGTCTGGTTTCTGAGGGTGCAAGAGTAGCACATGTAGAGGGAAAGGATTGTGTAGCTGGCAACGAATGCTCTCATGCAGAGGGCAAATCGGCTCAAGCGACAGGATACGCATCTCACGCCGAAGGGGGAAGTTGTACAGCAAGCGGTAATTATTCACACGCCGGAGGACTTAGTAGCGAAGCGAGTGGCAAGTGTTCTTATGCAGGCGGAGAATTATGCACGGCAAGCGGTAATCATTCGCACGCAGAAGGTTGGTTAAGCATAGCAAGCGGCGAATGTTCTTATGCGATGGGTAAAGATAACACTGCGAGCGGTGATTATTCAATTGTTAGCGGAGCAGGGAGTAAAGCAACAGGAGGTTATGCGATTGCGCATGGATACAAATGCATTGCAAATAGCGGTTCAATGGCAATTGGAAGCCAGAGCCAAGCATCCAGTGACAGTTACGCCTTCGGCACCGGCTTAAAGGCATATTTGGGGACGGTTGCTTTCGGCACATACAACAAAGAAACTAACGCTAGATTTGTAATCGGTGGTGGAACGGCCAACAATCCTTTTGATGTGTTATGGATTGACAGAGAATGCAATCTGCATGTCGCAGGAAAAGTGATAGCCGATGGCGGTGTGGGTTATGTGCTTCCCTCTGCGACTGCCGATACGCTCGGCGGCGTTATGATAGGCGATAATATATTGGTAACGGCTGACGGCACTATCTCTGTAGACCTATCAGCTTATCTCAAATCAGCAGACATATCCGATTGGGCGAAGTTGTCGGAAAAACCGACATATACAGCAAGTGAGATAGGGCTTGGCAACGTTGACAATACAGCGGATGCAGACAAGCCGATATCCACAGCGACACAGACAGCACTTGACGGTAAGGCGAATACAGGACACACGCACACGGTATTCGACATCACAGATATGCCTGCATACCTGACGGAAGAAACCGACCCGACAGTACCTGAGTGGGCGAAAGCTGAGAGCAAACCGACATATACGGCTGATGAGGTCGGTGCGGCGGCGCAAGGTCACACGCACACTAAATCTGAAATAACAGATTTTCCTACACTGGGCACGGCGGCGGGAAAGAATGCCGCAGATTTCTATCCGGCAAAAGCCAGTTGTGTTTTAGGCGGCGATTATAACGAATTAAAAACAAACGGCATTTTTGAACTGCAAGGAGATGCGGCAAATCCAACATCAAACACGCCGAACGGAAACCACAAGAACAATAATTTCTATGTTCAGGTGTTTTACCGAAATCCAAAATATCTTACGCAGATAGCTACATCAGTGCGTGCGGACAAGACGCAGTACATTAGGTCGCTGAGTAACGGAGTTTGGAACAACTGGGAAAAAATAAAATCAGGCGATGCAGACACACTAGACGGCAAGCACGCAAGCTATTTTGCAACGGCGGAAGATGTTTCTTCGGCGTTAAGCGCTAGTTTAACACGCAATAACGTTACTGTGGTTTCAAATGAGAGCGTATTAGGTATAGACGTGAACTCCGTAACAGTAAAGCAAAAACTGGCTGTAAAAACAACAGACACGCCATACGTAACCGAAGCGGTGTTTGAAAACACTACATATGGCAACGCAAGCACGCACAAGTCGGGTCTGATGTCGGCTGAAGATAAATTAAAATTGGCTAACCTTGAAGAGCGTATTGCCGCACTTGAGACAAAATTAGTCGATAATCAGTGACATGCTGATTGAAATAACAACAGATGCCAAATAGGCAGAAAGGAAAAATTATGGAAAAGTTAAGTAGTATTTTCGGTGCGATAGTTGCGACTATCGGCGGCGTAATAGGCTGGATATGGGGCGATTTTACGCCCTTGCTTGCCGCTCTGATCGTGTGTATGGTGCTTGACTACATATCGGGTGTTGCGTGTGCAATCGTCAGAAAAGATGTGTCAAGCGAGGTCGGCTTTAAGGGCATAGTCAAGAAAATATTGATTTTAATGCTTGTGGGCGTTGCACACGTTTTGGACGCTTATGTGCTTAACAGCACACCCGTGTTACAGTCAGCGGTGATGATGTTTTTTGTGGCAAACGAGGGCATATCGCTCGTGGAGAACGCCGCAGGGTTAGGCATACCAATACCAAAGAAAATGCTGGAAGTGTTAAAACAGCTGAAGCTCAAGGGTGACAGCACTGAAAAAGACGAAAGTGAGGACGAATAATATGTTAAAAGTTAAGGGAATTGACATCAGCAGAGCGCAGGAACAGTTCGATTTTACGGCGGCTGTGTCGGCAGGAGTGAAGTTTGTGATTATCCGTGCCGGCATACGCACGGATGAGGATACTTACTTCAGACGCAATATCGAGCAGTGCAGAAAGCTCGGTATAGACTTCGGCTGTTACTGGTATGTTACGGCGACAGGCACGGCGGAGCTTGACAGGCAGATAAATGCGTGCGTCAAGGCGATAGGCAATGAAAAGCCGTCATATCCCGTGTTCTGCGACATGGAGGAACAGCGTCAGATTGACAAACTCACAAGCAAGGAAAGAACCGATATGGCGCTTGAGTTCTGCGACAGGTTGAATCAGGCAGGGCTTCCCTCGGGAGTGTATGCAAATCCTGCGTGGCTTGAAAGCTACTATCAGAAGGAACGTATTGTTGGAAAGCGTGATATATGGCTTGCACACTGGACCAAAAGTCCGGACAACCCGAGCAGGTATGATTACGGGCAGAAAATGTGGCAGTGGGGCATTGACAGTATCGCAGGCAAGGACGTTGACGGGGATATTTGCTTTGTAGATTATCCT